GCCAACGCCGGAGCATAGGCGGTTAGTTGAATCGACCAGCGGCGTTGGTCTGCCTTACAACGAGATTGCGTCGTTGATTGGTATCGACGAAGAAGCGCTATTGCATCATTACTCGCATGAGATAGAGATAGGCCAAGCAAAGGCCAATGCGCAGATTGCAAAAACAATCTACAACAAGGCGCAGGAAGGTGATGCAACGTCGCTAAAGATTTGGTCGGATAACCAAGAAAAAATGAAGCGGGGGCGGGGTCGCCCCAAAGGGTCGTTTAAAACCCCAATGCATCATTTGGCTGAAAATATAACGCCAGGGTCAATTCAGAAAAGCGACAACCAGAAACTAAAAGAGTTGAAAAAAATCCTTTTAGATAACGCTGGGACGAATGTTGTAACAAAAGCAATAGAAATAGCGTTAAACGATAACCACCCATCGCAAGCCGCCATGATTAAGTTGTGCATGGATAGGATGCTGCCGGTATCGATGTTTGAGAAAGAGCGCAATGTGCGAAGCGCGGTCTCGATTACCATCACAGGCATTGGTGAGGTAAAGCATAGCGAGGAAACTATTATTGATGCAGACACGGACATGATTAATGAGCGACCTTAATTTTAAATTGCTTCCTTGGCAACAAGAGGTATTTGCTGATTCAACGCGATTTAAAGTGATTGCCGCAGGGCGGCGCTGTGGAAAATCTAGGCTGGCAGCTACGGCGTTATTGATTGAAGGGTTGAAGTGTCCTATTGGCTCGGCGGTGCTGTACGTCGCCCCCACTAACGGGCAAGCTCGCCAGATTATCTGGAACGTATTAATGGAGCTGGGGCGGGACATTATTTCTAACAGCCACATCAATAACCAAGACATCACTTTAATCAATGGAGCGGTCATCTACGTTCGGGGTGCCGACCGACCCGATACCTTGCGCGGTGTGTCCTTGACCTACGCCGTGCTGGACGAAGTGGCTGACATTAAGCCGGAAACGTGGGAGCAGGTTGTACGCGCATCCTTGTCCGACAAGAAGGGTCGCGCCATGTTCATTGGTACGCCCAAAGGAAGAAATTGGTTCTATGACTTGTACAACTTAGGCGACGTTGACAAAGACGATAAGAACTATGACGCCGATTGGAAGAGCTGGCACTTCACCACCAAAGACAACCCGCTAATTGACCCAGAAGAAATTGAGTCGGCCAAGAAGACGCTTTCCTCTTTTGCGTTTAAGCAGGAATACATGGCGTCGTTCTCCAACGCTGGCTCGGACATATTCAAGGAAGATTGGATCAAGTACGGCGAGGAGCCGACGCAAGGTAGTTACTTTGTGGCGGTGGACTTGGCCGGATTTGAAGAAGTGGCACGACAAGCAGCTAATTCTAAAAAGCGCCTAGATGAGTCAGCCATTGCGGTAGTCAAAGTGACTGACGAGGGCAAATGGTGGATTAAGAAGATAGAACATGGCCGGTGGGATATTCGGGAGACGGCGGCCAAGATACTGATGGCCATGCGCGACTACCGACCGCTGTCGATTGGAATTGAGCGCGGGGCGCTAAAAAACGCTGTTTTGCCGTATTTGAGTGACTTAATGCGCAAGAATAATGTATATTCGCACATAGTTGACCTAACGCACGGCAACCGGAAAAAGACTGACCGAATTATTTGGAGTCTCCAAGGGCGTTTTGAGCATGGCAGGATTGTGCTTAACTCAGACGAGGATTGGGATATATTCCTAGACCAGCTTCTCATGTTCCCTGCACAGGGGGTACACGATGATTTGCCTGACGCCTTGTCCTATATAGACCAATTGGCCGTGACATCCTATATGCAAGAGGATGAATCCGATGATTGGGAACCGGTGGACATTATTTCGGGTGTATAAATGGATCAAAATGAATTCGATCAACCCACAGAGAATGACAAAGAACTAGTCAGCTTCGTGGTGGAGCATTGCGATCGTTGGAGAACGTACCGCGATATTAACTTCCTCCCGCAATGGGAAGAATACGAGCGCATCTTCCGTGGCCAATGGGCATCGGAAGACAAGACAAGAGAGTCAGAGCGCTCACGCATCGTAACCCCTGCAACACAGCAAGCCGTTGAAACTCGCCACGCTGAGATTATTGAGGCGATCTTTGGTTCTGGCGAATTCTTTGACATCAAAGACGATTTGCGCGATGTCAATGGCGACCCAATGGATGTCGAGTTCTTAAAGCTCCAGATGATGGAAGACTTTAAGCGCGACAAGTTGAGGAAACACGTCGATCAAGTGGTTCTGTTGGCTGAGATTTACGGCACCGGTATCGCCGAGATCACAACGTCAATGGAAAAGGAATTGGTTCCTGCGACCATGCCAATGCCAGGCCAAGAGCAAGCAGCGATTGGTACGGTTGAGAAGATGCGCGTATCGGTTAAGCCCATGCCGATCAACCCTAAGAATTTCCTATGGGATCCAAACGGCACGACCGTTGAGGATTGCATGGGTGTGGCCATCGAGAAGTACGTATCGATCCACAAGGTGGTGCGTGGTATCGAGCGCGGTATCTACCGCAAGGTCAACATCACCCCGACATACGAAGACACCGACTTAGAGCCAACCCAAGAGATTAGCCAGTATCAAGATGAAAAAGTCTTACTGCTAACTTACTACGGTCTGGTGCCAAGAGAGTACCTGCAAAAGATTGAAGACGAAGACATCGTCGAGCTGTTCCCTGACGATTCAGCGGCTGAAGACTATCAAGACATGGTCGAAGCGATCATCGTGATTGCGAACGACGGCCTATTATTGAAGGCTGAAGAAAGTCCGTACATGATGAAGGATCGTCCTGTACTGACCTATCAGGCCGACACGGTGCCCAATAGATTGCCAGGCCGTGGGACGATCGAAAAAGCCTACAACATGCAGAAGTCCATTGATGCGCAAGTGCGCACTCACTTGGACTCACTGGCACTGACCGCCTCACCTATGATGGCGGTTGATGCTACCCGCTTGCCGAGGGGTGCGAAGCTGACAATCATGCCAGGCAAAGCAATCTACACCAACGGCAACCCGAATGAGATTTTGTATCCGTTCAAGTTTGGCCAAACAGATGGTTCTAGCATCACAACAGCCGAGAAATTCCAGCAAATGCTGCTGCAAGCGACCGGCACGTTAGATTCTAACGGCATGGTGTCAGCGGTGGGGCGCGATGCGGCTGGTACGGGCATGTCGATGGCGGTGGCCTCGATTATCAAGAAGTACAAGCGCACACTGGTGAATTTCCAAGAAGACTTTTTGATTCCGTTCATCAATAAAGCAGCGTACCGCTTTATGCAGTTCGATCCAGAGCGCTATCCGTCGGTCGATATGGTCTTCATTCCGACAGCAACGCTAGGTATTATTGCGCGTGAGTACGAACAGGCTCAATTTATCAGTTTGTTGCAGACCCTTGGCCCTGATACGCCGGTCTTGCCGATCATATTGAAAGGCATTGTCGCCAATAGTTCGCTCTCTAACCGTGCTGAACTGATGGCGCGCTTGGATTCAATGGGTCAAGTTGATCCTGAAGCCCAGCAAAAGCAGATGGTTCAAGAACAGTTGGCCTTGCAAGCAGCACAAGCGCAGATTGCAGTCAATACGACTCAAGCCGAGCAAAATCGTGCTGAAGCAACCAAGATTATGATCGACACCAAGCTGAAACCTTTGGAAGTACAAGCCAAAATTCAGCAAGGATTGACGGCTAACCTGCCCAATCAGGCTGACATGGCCTCCAGAGAGTTTGACAAGCGCGTCAAGGTCGCTGAATTGATGCTGAAAGAAGCCGACATCAAGAATAAGTCCAAGATTGTCGAGCTGCAAATGTCAAAAGCCAAGGATAATGTCGTCGGCGCTGAAAATGACTTCCTTGAAGAACTGCAAAAGGGAATGCAATAATGGATATTGACAAGCTATTCGACGTAGATCAGGTTCCCGACAGTCTTTTTGACTCTGTAAACAATACGGTGTCAGAAGCTCGGGCAATGCAGAAGAAAAAAGCCGCAGAAAACGCACAAGCGGTCATTCAAGCACTTCAGAAAATGAAGGGCGACCTAGAAGGCAAGTACGACAGCGTTTATTCGATGCTGGAGTCCCGCATTGCCAACATTCAAGACGGTCGCGATGGTATTGACGGACGTGATGGGGTTAACGGTCGTGACGGTAAGAATGGCAAAGACGGTCTAGCTGGCCGTGATGGCCGCGATGGTGTGGATGGTATCAATGGTTTGGACGGTGCTGACGGTATATCAATTGCTGATATACGTCTGGACTTCGACAACAGCCTAGTCATCACCTTATCCAATGGCCGTGAGATCAATGCGGGTGAAATACTACCGCCGGACATTACTGATCGCCTAAAAATCATCATCAACCAAGGCGCAAGCGGTGCTGGTGGGGGTGGGGCAAGTCTGCCAGACCAAACAGGCAACAGCGGCAAGTTCTTAACCACCGACGGCACAGATGCGTCGTGGGGCACTCCTGCTGGCTCTGGTGATGTGGTTGGCCCAGCATCTTCAGTTGATTCTGAACTTGTACTGTTTAATAGCACTACTGGCAAACTAATTAAACGTGCAACGCTAACCGGCCTTGTTAAAGCAACGTCTGGCGTAGCAAGTGCTGCAACGGCTGGCACTGATTTTGTTGCGCCAGGTGGCGCTTTAGGTACGCCAAGCAGCGGTACATTAACTAACGCAACTGGTTTGCCTTTATCTACCGGTGTGACAGGTACTTTGCCAGTGGTTAATGGCGGTACAGGTCAAACGACATTTACCGATGGCCAACTGTTAATTGGTAACTCCACCGGCAACACGCTAACCAAAGCAACGCTAACGGCTGGCACAAACATATCGATTACAAATGCTGCCGGAGCTATTACAATTGCGGCATCGGGCGGTGGTTCTTCTAATATTTTGGAAAACGATCAGATAATCGCCTCCAATTACACTATATCATCGGCCAAAAACGGCCTATCAGTTGGCCCTGTTACTGTAAATACTGGGATAGCGGTAACGGTGGGTACTGGTCAAAAATGGTTAGTTCTTAATTAAGGAATCAACATGAGTAATTTAAAAATTCAAGGAAATGCGAGCGGAACAGGAACCACCACTCTGCAATCTGGAAACACTAACAGCAATCTGACGCTTGCACTTCCGATCGCTGACGGAACAGCCAACCAGGCACTGGTTACAGACGGTGCGGGGGTTTTGTCGTTTGCCTCTACCGGCTCTGGTGATGTTGTCGGCCCATCTTCTTCGGTTGATTCTGAGTTGGCGCTCTTTGATAGCACGACCGGTAAACTAATCAAACGTGCGTCACTGACAGGTTTAGTTAAAGCGACATCAGGCGTGGCGTCTGCCGCTACATCTGGTACAGACTATCTAGCACCGCCAAGTGGTACGGCAATATTAAAAGCTAATAGTGGTGGCGCATTAGCAAATGCCACGGCTGGAACAGATTATGTTGCACCTAGTGGCGCATTAGGCACACCAAGTTCAGGCACATTAACTAACTGTACGGTTGATGGCACTAACCCTATTGGCTACCGTGATTTACCTGCGGTTGGTACTAAGACAAGCTCTTACACGTTAGCTGTAGGTGACGTAGGCAAGTATGTACAAGTAGGTACAAGTGGCTCTATAACGATACCTGATGCGACATTTGCTGAAGGTGACGCAATCTCTATCTTCAACAATACGAGTGGCAACATTACGATTACCTGCACAATTACTACAGCTTACATTGCTGGTACTGATGCTGATAAGGCTACGGTAACTCTGGCAACTCGCGGCATTGCTACGGTGTTGTTTATTAGCGGAACGGTCTGTGCTATTACAGGAAACGTGTCATGAGTGGCATTATGAATATGCTGGTGGCTGCCAAGACTACGGTAGCAGCGGCAGTCGATGCGTTCTTTAATCTGACTACGTTACTGCTTAACACTAGCAGCACTAACGGAGCGCAGAACAATACGTTCTTAGACTCTAGCACTAACAACTTCACTATTACTAGAAATGGTAATACGACTCAGGGTACGTTTACGCCGTTCAGTCAGACAGGGTGGGGTACGCATTTTACCGGTACATCAGGGACAAGACTAACCTACCCCGGAAGTGCAAGTACGTATGTATCAGGCACAGGTGACTTTACTATTGAGATGTGGATAAACATTGATCCTGCATCGGCTGGTCATTCTCGCATCTTAATTGAAGGCGATGTAAGCAATGGTATTCAATTTCGTCTTGGTCCAAGTAATACAACTAACATTAACGGCTTGAGCGTATCTCGTGTGTTTAATGCAGACAATGAATATTGTAGTTACACATTTGAATTTAATACGTGGTATCACGTAGCAGTTGTAAGGGCTAGTGCTGTTTACTATTTCTTTGTAAATGGTGTGCAGCAAACAACGCAAGGATCAGGTACTAGCACATATTCATTTGCAACTGCAGCTCTTGTTTCTATTGGGGATAATAATTCATATCCCAACGATGAAATATATAAAGGGTACATATCCAACATACGTGTTTCTAGTGTGGGTAGGTACACATCAAACTTTACGCCAAGCACAACGCCTTTAACAGCATTGTCTAACACTCAGTTTTTGTCTTTGCAAAATAATAGGTGGATTGATAACAGCACCAATGCATCAGCAATTAGTGTTGTTGGTAGCAGCGGCACACCATCCATCCAAGCATTCAGTCCATTTTTACCTACTGCTGCATACGATGCTGCGGTAGTAGGTGGTAGTGGGTATTTTGATGGTACTGGTGATTATTTAAACAGCACAATTACTGCTGTTAGTGATTTTACAGTTGAGTGTTGGGCATACTTTACAACAGCCGCAAGTAAAACAATTTTAACTATAGGTGATGGCTCTGCAACTTCAGGATTTGAACTATATACAAATAGTGCAAGTTACATTGTTATGGGCAATGCTACTGGAAGCGTTTCAACAAATCCAACTACGCTAAAAGCAAATCAATGGTATCACTTTGCAGCTACTAGGTCTGGAAGTACGATAACTGCTTATGTGAATGGCGTATCTATTGGTACTGCAAACATGGGTAGTACAACACTTGCTACGACAATTCGTGTTGGCGTGGAGTTTTATAGCTCAACTTTGGCGCAATACTTTACTGGGTATATTGGAAGTTTACGAGTAAGTAACACCGTAAGAACTGGTTTAACTACTTTACCTACTGCTCCATATACTTCTGATGCAAATACAGTTTATCTTTTAAATTACACAAACGCTGGCATCTTCGACTCTACTGCTAAGAATGTATTAGAGACTGTAGGCAACGCACAGGTAAGCACTACACAGGCGAAGTGGGGTACTACGTCGATGTACTTTGATGGTACAGGTGATTATCTAAATGCTGGTAAGAACGAAATGTTTAGTATTGGTTCAGCGGAAGATTTTACATTTGAAGCATGGATTTATGCGGCTTCTGTTTCTGATGTTTCAGTATTTGGCATAGGCTCAAGCACAACCTTTGCGTACAGGATTCTTTCGGGATCGCCTTATATTTATGTGCAAACAACTGGCGGTCTTTTAAACTCTGGAACAATAACCGCAAACACATGGACGCACATTGCTATATCAAGAAGCGGCGGAACTATGCGTTCGTTTTTAAATGGTGTTCAAGCTGCATCGGTTGCAAACACAGGATCATTTAGTGCTTCTGCCGGAACAGGCGCTGGTGTATATGCTGGAGCAGCTAATTTAGCTGGTGCTTCTACGCCCGGATATGTTTTTAATGGTTACATAGATGATTTGCGTTTTACTAAAGGTTACGCACGTTATACAGCTAACTTTACCGCTCCAACCGCAGCCTTCCCTCTCCAATAGGTGACTTATGTATTCTAAAAACGGATCAATTCCTAAAGCTGAGACAGATGGCACAGATGGCTGGATTGAAGTGGCTGATGCTCCTGAGTGTCCTGAAGGTAAAGAGGTAGTGTGGTGGTATCCACCGGGTTGGGTTATTCGTGATCCTAAGCCAGAGGGCAATTGGTCGTGGAGTCAATCGCAAGAGCAATGGGTTGAGTACATTCAGCCAGAGCAAATAACTGAGTTGGCCACAACGGATTTACCGGCTATCACTAGCGCCGATCTTAACTCTTTAACAAGTTCAGACATCCCAGCACTATGACGCCTGAGTTGCAAAAGTATTACGAAGATAGATTCTCAATGATGGCCACTCAAGGGTGGCTTGACTTGGTAGAAGATATTGACGAAATGGTGAACGCATTAAATAATCTTTCTGCTGTTGAAGACGAAAAAAGTCTACAATTCAAGAAAGGCGAACTTTCTATTTTGCTATGGCTGAAAAACTTACGACAAGTCAGCTCTGACGCTTATGAGGATTTAAATGCGCCGA